GAGAGTTGTATGATGGAGTGAAAGGCTTAGATGTCATTCCTGCATTTTATAAACTTGAATACATCGAATGGAAAGATAGAGGAGAAGGACCAGGTGCACCAGTTGCAATTTATGATTCTTCATCTGATATCATGTCCAAAACAAAACCAGATGCAAACTACAAAGATAGATTACCAAATGGTAATTACATCGAAAAGACTGCATCGCATTTTGTGATTATAACTGGTGACAGTCCAGCGACTGCATTAATTTCTATGAAGTCTACTCAACTAAAAATTAGTAGAAAATGGAATTCAATGATGTCGGGCATAAAACTAAAAGGTAAAAACGGTTTATATACGCCGGCATCTTTTAGCCACATTTACAAACTAAAGACTACTCAAATGTCTAATGACAAAGGCACTTGGTTTGGTTGGGAAGTAAGTAAAGTTGGTCCTATTACTGACGCAAGTATCTATCAACAAGCTAAATCGTTTTCTGAAAGTATCTCTAAAGGTGCAGTGAAAGCGAAGCATGGTGAACAGAAACCAGCGGAAAGTAGCAGCATTATATAATCCCTCCGGGGTATGTGCACAGCGTGGGCCACAAGGGAGACTAAGTGGCCTGCGTAGACAGGATAATTATGCAAGAATTTATAAAGATATTCAATGGCTATAGACATGCATATGGAATTGCCGATTGGACTAACGCTGTTGTAGACCCAGAAAGCGGTAAAAAGAAACCGGTATACAGATGGAACTACGAAGAGTTTACTGACGTTATTTATCAAGAACATTTAGAAGGAAACATATCTGTAGGTATACAACCTACTAATGAAAAAGGCAGCGCTATATTTGGTGTAATAGATGTGGACCCAAAGCAGTACGAAAATTTTGACAAACAATTTTATTTAGAAACTATTCAAGAATATAAACTACCACTAGTGCCGATAGAATCTAAAAGCGGTGGACTACATTTATATTTATTTATGAATGAATTTGTACAATCAACAGTTATTGTATCATTCTTAAGTAACTTATTACCTATATTTAATCTTAAACCAGACTGTGAGATATTTCCTAAACAAACACAACTAACAAAGGATCCGGAAACAGGGATCATGAAACCAGGACAGTTTATAAACCTGCCTTACTACGGCGGACAAAGACGTGCGGTTAATATTGATGGTACTTTCTTTACATTAGAACAGTTTATAAAAGTTGCAGATGCAAACATAACTACAGTAGAAGAATTAAAAACACTTACAGAAGATATGGAAAAGCAATCTATGGAAGGTGTTGATGAAGATTTTTTAGAAGGACCACCTTGTCTTGCACTAATCTCTAAGATATCTAACCAGTCTAGCTTTGATGGTAAAGATAGATTTATGTATAACTATCATGTGTTTGTTAAGATGAAGTATCCAGACACATGGGAACAGAAAGTTAAGAATGCACCTGTAAAATATTTTGCAAGAGAGCATGCTAATGCGTGGGACGATAATAAACTAAAACAAAAAACAAGATCATGGAATCGATCAGAAAAAGGCTACACTTGTAACCAGAGTCCTATCAGTGATTTTTGTAAGAAAGGTATTTGTGTTAAAAAGAAGTATGGAATACTAGCAGGATCAAAAGGACAATATCCTGTATTAACAAACTTAAGAAAGATAGATATAGAACCAGATCCGGAATACGAATTTGATGTAACTAAACCAGATGGTATTGGTAAAGCAACAGTACATTGTAAAACAATTGAACATGTAACAGATCAACGTAAACGTAGAAACTCAATAGCAAAAGCTGCAGGGTTTCCACCACCAATTATAAAAGCACCAGAAGATCAAACAGTATTAGAAACTTTATTTCAAACACAAAAAATAATTAACCCACCAGTCGGTACATCACCAAAAGAAAAATTACATGACGTATTACACGCAAAAATAAATGGACCTAAAGCTATGAATGATGCATCATTTAAATCTGGTACCGTATTAATAGAAGATGGTTATGCATACTTTAAGTTTGATAAATTTTACGACAAACTAAAATCTAAAAACTGGAAACACGGTGAAGACAAGACAGGTGTTATGATGAAAACTAATTACAAACATTGTGACATACAATTTTTAGAACAAAAAAGATATCCAACAAAAGAAAAAGGTAAGTACAATACACCTACAAAGAATGTGGTTTGTATAAGCATAGAACAATTTGAAGATATTAAAATTAATCATAATAAATTATTACACAACACGGAGATAATGTAATGAAAGCAAAACAAATAATAGTAGAAGGAATACATTTTAGAAGTAAATTAGAAGCAAGGTGGTATTTATTTTTTAAAAAATTAGGTTGGAACGTTGTTTATGAACCAGAAATTGAAGGTCTTACAGGTTGGTTACCAGATTTTTTAATTATAGGTAAAGGTTTTAAGACATTAGTTGATGTAAAACCTATTGATTCTGAAAATGATTGGGAAGATGTTTATCTTGAACCTATTATGAAAGATAAAGGTAGTTATGAAAAATGTATAGGACATAAAAAAATTATACGTGGTTATCATAAAGATTATAGAAAGATTATGGATTCAGGAATTAAAAACCTGCCCCAATATGAATTATTAATATTAGGCACTAACTTAAGGTTAGATGGAAAGAATGGTTTTGGTATTTTATATGAAAGAATGATTAATCATGATTATGATGAAGAGAAAGAAAAACATGTTAAAACAGATTTAAAAGATATCCATAAAGTTCCGGAGTGTATATTTATAGAAAGTGGAGATGAAATAGGGTTTTTTAGTCATGAAGCAGGTTGGAGTTGTAAGATAACTGGGGACCATGGAAAGTTATATATGTTTAGAGAAAATAATTCTGATCAAACATTTTTTAAAAAAATAGATACGATGTGGAATCAAGCATGGAGTGAGCTTAGGTGGAAAGGTAAAGAAGTCAATGAGCGTTAGAAAAATATTAGGTCCTCCAGGTACAGGTAAAACAACAAAGTTGTTAAAGTATGTTAAAACATTTTTAAAACTAGGTACGCCTATCGACAAGATTGGTTACTTTGCATTTACAAAAAAAGCTGCAGAAGAAGCAGTTGATAGAATGTTGGATGCATATCCTAGACTACAGAAAAAAGATTTAAAATATTTTAAAACACTACACTCATTAGCATTTACAAGACTTGGATTAAAAAAATCTGAAGTTATGCAAGATGAACACTATGAAGACATTGGTAGGCAGCTTGGAATAGAGGTTACCGTGTATTCTAATGGCCAGGAAAAAACTGGATTTGTAGATTCAGACAGTGAGTATTTTAATCTTATTAATGCAGCAAGAATTAAAAATGTAACAATAGAAGAAGAATACAATACAGACATGTATTCAGAAGACCTAGACAAACATCAATTACAAATTTTAAAAGACGAAGTAGATAATTATAAATATTCCTATAAGCTGGTAGACTTCACAGATATGATCGAAAAATTTAATGTGGCCGAATTGTGTCCGAAATATGATGTAATATTTGTAGATGAAGCACAGGATTTATCGCCAATACAGTGGAAAATGTACGATATACTTAAGAAAAACTCTAAACATGTTATCTTAGCTGGTGATGATGATCAAGCTATTTATGGCTGGGCTGGCGCAGACGTGCAACGTTTTCAAGATGAGCCTGCTAAGAACATTATTTTGCCACAATCTTACAGGGTGCCACAAGCAGTACAACAGATAGCAGATCAAATATTAAATCGTATACCTGATAACAGAAGAATTAAGAAACAATGGGCTTCACGTCCTGAAGGAGGAAGCGTTGATCACATAACATCAATAGAAGATGTACCATTACATGAAGGTGATTGGTTAATACTAGCTAGAACAAATGATAAATTAATAAAATTAAAATCGATCTTAAAAGAAATGGCTATTTATTTTGAAATAAAAGGTAGAAAAAGTTATAAAACAAGATTGTATACAGCAGTAAAACATTACACAAGATGGACTAACGGAGATAAGTTATCATTATCTGAATGCAAAGATTTATTTGAGTTTTTAGAATTAGAGCAAGAGTTAAAAGAAGAAAGAATGTACGATTTAAAAGAATTTAATTATAGTATTGAAGACCAATGGTACGAAGTTTTTAAATCTGATCCAGAAGAATGTTTATACATTAGAGAAATGTTGCGAAACAAAGAAGAGTTATCAAAACCAGCACGAGTAAAATTATCTACAATACATTCAGCAAAAGGTGGTGAAGCTACAAATGTTTTACTTATTTTAGATAATACAAAAAAAATAAGAGAAGCTGTCGACAAAAATGAAGACAAGCACGATGAAGAGCACAGAGTTTGGTACGTAGGCGTTACTCGTACAAAACAAAATTTATATATAATGACACCAAAAAGGGAGGATAGAAGTTATGACATCTGAGAAAGAAAATCCATACTTAAAACAAGTTTCGGGGACACACTATATGTACATGGAGATACAGCCTGCAGAGTTTATAAACAAGAATAAATTGCTTTTTGCAGAAGGAAACGCTATAAAGTACATATGCAGACACTCACAGAAAGGCGGAGTAGAAGACATCGATAAAGCAATACATTATTTAGAAATGATTAAACAAAGGGACTATGGAACCAAATAATCATATACCATTTTATATGGGGCTGTTTACCTGCCTACTGATTTTTTGTTATCTGGCATTATGAAAAGAAGTGTAATTAGAAAAACAATTAAAATAGATAAACATAAATTTA